ATCTGCTCTAATACCATTTTCAAATCTTCTGTTTATTTCGATGACATTTTGAACTTCTTCTCCATGTACTTCAAATTCGATAGGATCAGTATTACTTGTTCCATTTCTTAATACGAGTTTATCTCCTGCTGCTCCTTTTAATGTGACATGAACTGCAACTACTACACCATGACTTGATTTAATAGTGGCATCTACTGAACCTACTGTTATTGCATTATGATTATATTCGACCATGTATATTTGTATTAATCGAAATATATAAACTTTAAGAAAAAAACAGGCTTTTTTCTGGACTCTAGTAGCCGATAACTAGGAACTCAAAGACCTTGCTGTTTACTGCTGTTGAAGCATTTGCAAGTTCGGCTAGAACTGCTCCACTAGAAGCTCCAGTTACATAACAAACAATTTTCTCATTTGTTTTGTCGTACTGTGCGACTACACCTGCATCATTGTATTCAGGAATGACTGATACGAGTGTGGAGATTCTGCCTTCTTTAAGGTCAGCCGACACTCCGTTAGTTGCGTAGTTATCAGAAGCACCGAAGGTAACTTTGATTTTGTAAATTCGCAACTTACTGGTTAGTGCTGATTGCCATGAGAGAGTTTTTCTCACATTGGCTGCTGTCCAATCAGATGTGCTGATGGTCAATGCCATGTTATTTATGATTAGATATGATATATAAAGATTAAGATAAGATAAGATAAACTATAAAGCTTAGCTAACGTGTGAAGAGTTATTTAATTAATTAAGACAAATAATAAGGGGAAAGGTGTTAATTAATTAATTAACTAATTGGCAAAAGGAATAAATATACAGATTATTATTATGATTATATGTTTCAAAATATAATGATATTAGATAACCTTTTTTCCCAAAGTGGTTATGAATATATTCGAAATGTGTGTTTAGAAGAATTAAAAAAATCAAAAAAAGAATTTAAAGAAATGGATGAAATGAAAGATGAAATAGATGTAAGAAAATATAATAACAGATTTTATCCTAAAAATGATCATTTTTTAACTTTTTTAATGGGTAATACATTATTTGGATATGAAAAAATATTAGAAACTGCTAAGAATTTACAAGATTTTTCATGGGGATTATACAATCGAAAAGCTTTAACTACAAAATATGAAGTACAAGTAACACATTATATTGAAAACGACCATTATGGTTGGCATAGTGATCTCACTAATGGTAGACTTTTCAATTATATTTATTATGTAACTGAACCTCAAGAAGGTGGAGAATTACAAATTAGTAACACTAATGCAATAGAGAAAGATGAATTTAAAACCAAAGAATTTAACATAATACAAACAATAGAACCCAAGAAAAATAGACTTGTAATAATGCCTTCTTGGATTATACATAGAGTTAAACCTATTAATAAAGGAAATAGAATTACATTAAACGGTCATATTACAATGTAAAAAAAATTGATTATGGGATTGATCTGCTGTAAAGTTTACCTTCAAGAGCCATCTTATACATTTCTGCAACGTATGGGTTTTCGCCAGGTGTTTCTGCACCAAGTTCAACCAATCTAGCGTATACTCTTACGACATATGCTAGTGCTCCCATAAAGGCAACTACAACTCCCATGTTAAACATCCAGTGATTAGGTACTGCAAAGATTTCTTCTACAAACCAAAAGTGCCACATCTCGTTTACACCAATGGTAAACATAGTAGCCAAGTAACCAAGAATGGTCATCTTTAATCCTGTGTTCATAGAGTTGTTTGGTCCTCTAAGAATTGGAACCTTTCGATCATAGATCGCTACTGCACCCCATCCTAAAGGTAACGCTACAAAATGACTGTAGAGCCACCAATGAGCAGGAGTAAATGCAGAGTCTCTAATGGATGTTTGATGAAGTGAACCATCTACGAAGTTATCCACTTCGACTGATGCTGCTGTTGATCCCATAGCAATTACAATCAACCAAATTTTCTTTAGTCGTTGTATTTCAACTTCCTTTGGAATTAGAGCTGGCATTTGTGCCATGAGTAAATTGTACTAGAAACACATATAAAGTTTAATTAGGCACGAATAGTATATAAAGAAAACACTATGTTAATCATCAATGTTAATCAATGCGTTTGACTTCTTTTGCTCTTGTGTATCTTTTTTTCTGCCTTGCTCTTTGATGGCAACAAGGACATTTTAATTTTTCTAAATCAGATAATTTTAACCATACTCCACACCTACTGCAATAACAATTACCATCGTAAGCATTTGCTGCAAATACTTTGATTGCAAATCGTTCACAATAGTTTTTACAGATACATTCTCCCATGAGAATTATAGTGTTTTGGTATATTTATCTCTTTGGTGGCTCAGGTGGATTAGCATGATAATTACACAAACATTGTAAATGATGTATTTCATGAGTAAATAATGATTCTCCAGTATGTGATTTACCTTGACCTTTATTACCTAATATGATTGTATGCCCACGTTCATCATCAAAAGTTGCACACCCTGCTACTGCATAATGAAATGATCTTACATCTGGATAACAATATTTGAACACATCTAATTCTTCATAAACATAAACTGCCCATTGTTCATCACAGTCAATAACTCCACCTGTTAATACTGCACACATTGAAAAAATAAATATAGCATCCATGATTAATCATAAAAATAAAAAATAAAAAAATTGGGTTTTTGTTGGCAAGTTTAGAGTTTGATATCTCTAATTTTACCTTGTGACTTGAAGTGTCTACAGACAGTTTCTCCCATAGTTCTGAATACACCTTTCTCAACAAATGCACTGTTGATGAATGGGTAGCCAGGACTTCTTCTGGTTGCTTCGTAATACTCTGTTGGAATTGCGATGCTGATACCAATTCTTGGGTAACCATATCCTTCTGCATCAGAGGTGTCCAATGCAAACAATCTACCGATCTCAGATGAGTCAGCAGAGTTACTTGGAGCATCTTTTGATGGAATGAATGGAATTCCATAGATGGAGTCAACGTGAATACCAACGCCAGTACCCTTGAAGGTTTGAATACCGTTAACGTCAATTTGTACGAGTTGTTCTCCGTAAGGATTTGGAATTCTTACAGATGGCATGTACAAACCTTGGATTTCAGAGTATACCTCATGTGATCCGAGGAAAACGTTTGGATCTTTACCTGCTGCGATTCTAATCTTTCTGAGGAAAGTTCTTAGAGTATCGTCAGTAAGGACACCGTTAGTACCGATAGTACCAGAGGCAGATTCAACAGTACAGTCAAATGTAGTGCCACTATCACGATCTACGGTAGCGTTTGCTGCCCATGGATCGTAAAATCCAGTGTATGAACCACCTAGAGCATCTTCTTCAGCATCACTTGAAATGATTCTGTCGAGTGTCTCAAAGTTAGTTGTACCTGTGTGATTGGCTCCTGCGTTTGCTGCATCGTATTCAACATCTGCTAACAACATTCTGTTGAGGAATTCTTTGTGCTGTACAGCCATGTACAATCTGAGTGAACCAAGTCCACCCCAAATGTCGTCTTTGCTGTGAGTTGCTAACCATTCCATAACTTCAGATGCACTGAATGGCAACTGAGCAGTTTTTGGTCTGATATCAATCTCTTGCAAGGTTGGCTTTACAGTTTCAGCAATAGATCCACCTTCTGCTGTACCACCTAAGGTAGTGTTACCTGAGTTGGTATTGAGTGTTGGTTTAGCAGTGATGACCCTGTAACCAGATTTATCCCAAGCATGTTTTGGTAAGATACCAAATGCATTAGCCTCAAGGTTTAGTTGAGCCCATGCATAAGCACCAAAGATAGCGTTAAACGTACCTGTTGTGCTTGTTGTGATTGGAGCATCTGCTTTTCTTACAAGGTTTCTGTTGTAACCGTAGTATAGGGCTTCAAGCTCGTCAATAGTTTTGATTTGAGCCATTTTAGAATCCTACCTCTTGTTCAGATGGAACATAATACTTTCCTGCGAGAATGTCTCTTGCTACTTGAGAAAGATCTCCAGAGGCTCTTGCATCTTTTAGAATTGGAGAAAAATCTTGTGAATAAGATTTGTTCACGTTTTCTAATGCTGCATTAGGTCTTGGAGTTTCTGTAGTAAAGTCGAATGAAGGAGTTGCTTTTTCGATTTTGACTGAAGCCTCATCCTTAGAATGACCTTCTCCATCATCATCTAATCCAGCTTGGATTGATTCTGATTGATATTTGTCGCTAGGAATTTGGACTTTAGCACCAATGTCTTCTTTGTCTTGAACTTTTGGTTGCAAAGGCAAATCGGTTTTTGGAGCCATGTTGCTGTCATTACCTGCTTTTTCGATTGAATCTACTCTACCAGAGAGTTCAATTAATGATTCTCCAATAGCTTTTTGAGTTTCAATCAATACTGATTGGGAATCTACAATAGCTTGTAGTTGATCCAAAACAGAACTAACAGATTTCTCAACATCGTCGTCTTCGTCTTCTTCGTTATCTTCTTCTTCTTTTTCGTCTTCGTAGTCGTTGTGTTCTTTAAGAAGTTCTTTGACCATGTTCTTAGCTTATTTAAATATAATGGGTATATAAAGATTGTTATAAATCTCTTAAACGATTAATCAATAAGGTAGACTGTAATTTAATGCTTTTTGTTTTATTTTTTATCTTATCATCTACACCAGGTTTTTGTGGTTCATTTTGATTGTAAAGATTATGCATTGTTTCTGCTCCTGTGTTTTCTTCACGTTTCTCACTTACATTATCTTCTTCATCTGAGCCTGTAGCAGTATCTCTTGATATTGTAACTTGTGTAGAATTACCTGAACCTTGTTGATTTTCCATACTTGCATGTCTAGTTCCACCTGTGAATGTTTTCTTTTTATCTTCGTCATCATCTTCCTCCTCCTCTTTATCATTATATCTTGCATTAAATGCTCCATCAGTGGATGTTGACATTGAACCTCCATCTCCATCTTTTTTCTTTTCGCCTTTAACAAATGCACCAACTATTTTCTTTGCATTTTCCTCAGCGTAACCTTCATCCATTAATGCTTGAACTTTACCTTGGAATGTACCATATTTACCTAAATCTGCTTTTGCAACATCTTCAATGTTTTTCTCTGTGTATTCAGTCACAGATGTTTCTTTTTCCCACATTTTACATGACCAGTATTGTGCTGAAGTAATGTCTTTGGCATTATCACAATCATGTCTTGCTCTAAATGATGCTCTTCTTTCTGGATCATCACGTTTAATTTCCATGTTTGGATCTCCAAATCTAACAGTAACTACGTTACCTGTACTTGGGTCTTTAACATATACTTTGAATTTCTTATCTCCATCATCTCTCATTGGTTTGTTTAATGGTTTATCTTCATCTGCTTTTTCAACTTCTTTTAATTTAGTATAATAATCTGATACTTCATTTAAATGATCTCTTGCTATTTTTTCTGCAACTTCTTTATCATCAGTATGTTCCATTTCAACTTTGATTCCCATCTTTAATTGTTCTGGATCTGGTTCTGCTTTGTACATTTCTTGTTTTCTGCCTACAACTTTTGCTCTATTCATTATTTGTTCTGGATCAGCATTTTCTGGATCTGGATCTAATTGTTCTGTTTTCTTTGTATCTCCTTTTGGAACACAGTTAGGAACTTGTTTACCATCTTTTTCTTTCATTCCAATTTGTTCATATCCTTCCCAACATGCTTTATCAACATAACAACCGAACTTACTACATTTGATTACCATCTTACCATCTCCTCTATCCTCTGTATGGTCAGCTATTGCTTTTGCAACTGTGTTATGATCAGTGATTAATGCCAATGGTACAGCAGGATCTCTACATACTGCAACCTCGTAATGTTCTAACTCTTTAAGTGCATATGCGATTGAACCATCTTTCATTACGATTGGTTCTCTGTTAGTTCTTGTTGCTCCACCAAATGATAATCCCTTGTATTCTCCTGATTTAATTTTACCCCAAATTTCATGATCTAGTTCATAGTTCTTGTGAATCTTACCAGTAATTTTAATTGCAGGATATTCACTTCCGTCTTTATCTACGAATGTAGTTTTAGAATAGTTAATACCTTTACCAACAATTCTATTTGAGTGTGTGTCAGAGATAGGAGCACCTCTGTCCATCCAAACAGGAAGAACTTTATAGAGTTCATCTACGATTGTAATTTCTCCTTGTTTGTCTTTAACTTGAACAGTAAGATAACCTTCAAAATATCTGTCATCAGAATTAATTGGCTGAAGACTCTTTGTTACAAAATTACTGAAATACAACTGATCTTCCATATATAAAACTGAGTGCGTAATTACATATAAATATTATGATAAAAAATGAATGAGAGGAAAAATCCTACTCGGTTTCTGTATCTTTCTTTGCTCTGGTTACTGCGTAATCAATAGCAAAACCAGATGTCAATCCTATGAGAGCTACGCCTAAGAGACTCATGCCTTCGATAGCGATTGTTTGTGCGATTGCTATACCTGCAAAAGTTGAGACAATAATAGCACCAATGAGTTTCTTTGCTGAATAGCTTTCGCCATCAGAATTAAGATAACCCCTGACGGTATTTAATCCTGCACCAACGATTGTAGTTATTACTGCAATCAGTAATGGGTCTACCATGTAAGAATGTAAAATTGACCATTATATAAACTATATGCTATAAAACAAGCATGGAATCGATTACATCACAAAACCATCGACACTTGGTTTTCTTTTTACTCTTATTCTGTTTCATTCCATAATCTACTCCATTCTACTGCTTCTTTGCTTATCGCCAATCCAGTCACAAATATTGCTGAAAAGAAGGCGATGATTAGTGTTTGGTTGAATGTAAGGCTAAGTTCAAATAAAGTTTCTGCAACATTCCCACCTACAAGAGGGCTAAAGAAAGCAATTCCAAAGTTACCGAGTAGTTTAGCAATTAATTTCTGTACATGTATGTTCATATAATAACTTATATTCTAGGTATTTAAATTAACCTACTCGTTTTAGGTAACCACTGTGTATCATGTGCATTAATAGTTCAGGTTCACTACAGAATAGTTGTATAACTTCTTCTGAAAGTGATTCTCCTTTGAATCTACCACATTTGAAACATACATGAACGGCAAGTAATTCTTTTCTTGCATTATTTGCTTTTACATATGTGTATTTGAATCCCCCACACTTACATTTTGATCTTTTTTCTGTTTTTGTTTTCGTTTTAACCATGATTAACTTAAAAAAGGTTTATTAATAAAGATTTGTTAATACAATTATGGGTACTGCTATCTATGTATATGAAAATTTAGAACAATATTACAAAAAATATGAAAATTTTGTAGATCCTAAAAAACAA